TGCCAGGCTTTAATATACTTCCCTTCGGTGGCGGCTATTCTGCTCAAGGCCCGTCGAACACAGTCGAAGTCCGGCGCAAGCATCGGTGGGTCTTTGAAACGTTGGGACGCGGAACGGGTGTGTTCTCCCAAGCAGAATTGCTTGTGCTACAATCCGCTTCACGTCCGAGCTTCAAATTTGAAGAGCCGGAAATGCACCACAATCAGGAAGTGGCGCGATTTGCCGGTAAGCAAGACTGGGACCCGGTCACGTTGGTCTGGTACGACGTGGAACAGGACCCGGATATCTCGCGTGGCATTTACCACTGGATTGAAACAGTGGTGAACATGCAAAGCATCGTGGTAGCTCACCCACGATTTTATAAGCGTTCCGCCGCTTTGCTGATGGTGGATGGTGCTGGTCAGACTACTGAACAGTGGTCGATGATGGGCACTTGGCCCGCCGCGTGCAATTGGCAGGAATTGGATTACACCTCTACTGACTTGATGACGTGCGAATGCACTATGCGGTATGATCGTGCGGTGCGTTCGCGGTCGGATGGTTCGTGCGTCCAAGCTCCCGCTCCTGTCCCGATTGTTCCGAATTGCCCGCAGGTCTGAAACTGACAAAAACTTCGCGGACCTACTATGGGGTGTTCATTGTGAGCACCCCATGGTTGTATATGGGCTAATAGTCGTTCTGATAAATATAATTTTAGGAGTGATATATGCCTGGATTCGATATCGGCCTACGCAATGCATGCCAAGATAGCACCATACAAGGTAGATTATCCGGCCCTAGTAATATCGAAGAAACAGCACGCCGCTACCGTTACGAATTTCAAGTGCTAGAACCACTTGATAATGCCTCATTATTGCTATTTGCTTATAAAGCAGCTAGACCATCTCCTGAAATCGATATCATTACGATACATAGCGGTCAAGATGAAATTTATCGTCCAGGTAAAAACAGATGGAAACCAATTGATATCACATTTTATGAAAGAGTACAACCAAAGAGCGAAAATGAATATTATAGCCAAGCAGCAGAACTATTATATAAATGGTGGGGAGGTACACCATACAACACAGACGCTAGATCCTATGGCATGATCCATTTAGACAGATCTCTCCAAGGCCAAAAGTATAGGAAACCTTGCCAACTTGCGATGTTAGATGGTTATGGTGAACCGGTTTGGTCATATTACCTTGTGAACAGCTGGCCGTCTAAAATCACGCCTTGCGATTTGAGTTACGCCGATACTGAAATATCAGATATTACTGTGACATTGGTGTTTGATAAAGCTATTGAGCAAAGGAAATTTTAATGCCAGGCTTTTCAGTACCAACTAAAGATTCTACCTTCGGAGGACATTCGCGTAAAGTCGATGCTAGTGCTACAGAATATTACTATTCATATACATGGCAAATTTTTCAGTTATTTGAGACAACAATTGATAACAATGCACTTGTCAGTCTACGCGACACTACTTTACCAACTTTTACAGCCAATCAGGATACATATGTTGCCAGTAGCTTAGAATATAAATGGGCAAAAAGTGTCACATGGGAGGATATCAAAGTAACTTGGTATGATACCACCGGGCTAATAAATGTCATGCGTGACTGGCGATCCCGAATTTGGAGCCAAGAAAAAGGTTTGATGGTCGCCAGTGAATATAAAAAGCGATCACAAATTGATGTATATCTACCGACTGGGAGACAAGTAGTTACATGGTGTTTGATAGGTAGCTGGCCAAAGGTAATTCGCCAAGGTGAATTGACTTATACCAGCAGTGATGTTAAGCTAGTAGAAGTAGTGATTACTTACGATTGGGCTTATGATAGTGTAACTGATGGTAGTATAGAATCGGTATCTAATACTTGTGCATACCAAAGCCTTCAATAAGTAAATAGTGTGTCATAAACCCATTATAGGTATGTAACATGAATGATCTACCGGACGGCGTTGCCCCAGAAGAAGAACTGAATATCAATGCACCACAGCCAGGAGCGCAAAAACCTGTCGCTGACGGTGATTATAATAAGATTGAAGAGCATATCGCGAGTATTCAAATTGGCCGTCCTGGGTCTACACCGCAAGAATTCCTTGATGAATTGTTGCAAGTACCGGAAGAGAAACTTATCCCGTGGGAAGAATGCCATCTGCCCAGTCGCGGCTTGTATTATGAATGGCCGGATGGTGTGGTGATGGTTAAGGCCATGGGGCAAGCTGCGGAGAAAGTCCTCGCAACACAACGCTTGGCACAATCTGGCCAATCTATAGATTATTTATTCCGTACGTGCTGCCAGTTCCCTAACAACTTTGATCCTGCCGATTTGCTACTGGGTGACAGAGTGTTCTTGCTATATTTCTTGCGTGGTATCACGTATGGAAATATCTATGAATTCATGGTGACCTGCCCAGATCAAAATTGTGCGGCGGTGAACACTCACAAATACGATTTGAACGATTTGGCGAACACGATAACCTGGGCTGACCCATCTTTGGGGCAAGAGCCTTTCCGCGTTGATCTTCCTTACCTATCAAAGGTCACTGGTAGAGAAGTGTGGGTTGGAGTCCGTTTCTTACGAGCCGCCGACGCGAACGATATGATCGCAAAACGGAAATTGCGAAAGAAAATGTTCGCAAAACCCGGTGGGGCGCGTTCCCGTATGACTCAACGTCAAGCTCAACAACAGACCCAGCAAATTGATGATACTATTTCTGATAATATGGAGAAGATTATTGTCAGTGTTATGGGCGTGATGGATCATTTCACTATTCGCAATTTTATCTCAAAGATGCACAGCCAAGATACAACGGCTGTCCGAGAATGGTTGCGCACTCATACTCCTGGTATCGATAATACTATTGAGATAGAATGCCCAGAGTGCGGTGGTGAATTTACCACTGAATTACCAATAACTGAATCCTTTTTTCGTCCAGCGAAGTCCGGATGAGTATGATAGAACATATAAAAACTTAATGGAGCAACAGTTCCAATTAAAGTACCATGGTAATTTATCTATTATAGAACAGTCAAACATGACTGCCGAGGACCGAGCGTGGTGGATGCAGCGGCTCGAGAAAGAATTCAAGGATAAGGCTGACAGAGAACGCAATCAGATAAGTTCTGCACCTAAACCACGCATTCCATCTAGGTCATCGACACCTCGAAGATAGTACTCCACCTATCAAAGATATAGCAAAGGGGTCTATCTATGACTTGTACACAATTAGACAACGCATTCCCACGCATATCGGCACGTCGTGGTCAAGTCGTAGACTTGAATGTTGATTTTCTCAATAATGGCGTGTTGACAGACCCATTTGCCATCCGACGGGTAGAGATATATAAAAGCCAAGTTGTTCCACATAATTTGGTGGCAACTGTGGCGGTAGTTGATCGAGAAGATGTTTATTATCCATCACCATTATGCCAGGACGAAACGGCACCAGAGGTCGGTGATTGTTGTACAGCTCCAGCGGCGGATGGTGTGCCATTAGCTGGCAGATACCATTTACCTTTTGCTATCCCAACTGATTTTGAAGTTCCGGATGTCTATTTTGATGTTTGGTATTATTTTGCTGATGACCCATGTGGTCAACTTGGTACGGATACAACTACTTGTGACATGGATGAGGCAACCTATGACAGCTTATTACTACGCTGCTGCCATAGATTCTGGGTTTATCCGGACGAATGGTTCTGTGACGATAAGTTGCAGACCATTCGTTTTGGTTTTGAACCGCTAGATCAGCGGTTTCATTCGCCTGAGATCAGGCCATTGGAAATTGGATTGATGCCTTTGCCGTTGTACGACTATAATTTCAACCTTGTCAATCCAATTATTCCATTCTTACAGCCGACGATCACGATCGAGACACAATTCTGTGAGTTGTTAGTTGATGCTGATATCTGCAGGATTGGCATCCGTCAGGGTGCCTATCGCTCTAATCCGTGGGTGATCCAGTACGATCTTGACACCAGCAGATTTCTTAAAGGTACTTATCGGTACTATGTGACTTTGACTCTGCCGAATGGTTCTACCAGAGTCAGCCGCAAGTTCATTTTTACGATTTCGTAGGTGTCACGATGAATGCTATCGCATACGCTCAAAGTCAGCTCTCGCGTATCAAAGAATTGACCAATAACATTTGCGATGAAGAGTGTAATATCGTGGCATTTTTCCAAGCTTGCCCAGATATATTGTGTATTATAGACAGGACGGGTTTGTTATCCCAAACAAATGATGCTTGGGAGCGATTATTAGGTTGGACGGAACAAGATCTGACCAATCATTCATGGACAGAATTTGCACATGCCGAAGATGTTACAGAGACAGAACGCATTGTAGCATCGCTTAAAAAATCACAAGTCATCAGATTCTATGTTCGTTTCAAAATCAAAAGTTGTGGTGGGTACATGCCACTAGAATGGACTGCGGTGCTTGGCCCTGATGATAGCATCTATGGATCTGCTAGAGAGATACCAGAGCAATGTTTGGAATGTAACAGGGCGAGACTCATGAAGAGCACTTGATAAGTAACCACCATGACAATATCAGCGAACAGAGCCAACGACTGGAATGAATACAAACGGTTAGTGTTAGCCGAGTTGGAACGGCATGACGAGGCGATTATTCGTATTCAAGATCAACTCACCCAACTATCGGGACAAATACAATTATATCAAAACGATAAAAAAGACACCAACATACAAATTGATAAAATAAATCAAAAAATGGATACCCATCATCCACAAGCCACTCCCGCTCCTGGTACGTTGATGATACCAGAAGTCAAGTGGAAATTCTATGCGGCTGTTGCCACAGTGGTGGGGTCAGCTATCGTTTCTATTATAAGTCTGATAACTGCTCTGCTTAGCAAATAACGTATTGTTGGTTTTATGCCGAAGTATGACAAATATAGAAGCTTCAAGAAACCTAGTGGTAAGAGAATCCCATCTTCCAAAATAGCCGCCTGGATCGAGAAAAATTTTGAATTTAAGACTAGAAAAGACGGTACAGAATATCAGATCTGTGATCCGTTCGATTATGATACTCGTTTTCGGTTCAATATAAATCCAGAATTAGGTGTCTGCCATTCTTGGCATGGCGACGAATGGGCAGGTCCGATAAACCCAGAGACTGGCAAGCGGAATTGTTCATTTGTCAAATTTGTTCGAATCTACAAGAAATGTTCATATCGGGAGGCTTTACAAGATATTTTGGGAGGCTCCGGAGAAGTTTCGGAGTACATGCGGCCCGAGAATCGGGCCACGGACCCAGAGGCCAAGAGAAAGGTCTCCGTGGCCCTTCCTGTGGGCACGGAACTGCTGACATCGGCGTCCGACCGCCAAGCCAATACTCTCAAACGGTGGTTAATATCTCGCGGATATACCGAAGAGGCCATCGCCAAGCATGAATTATATAGCCTGTGTTTGGATGTATACTGGCCATATTTCGAATTTGATACATTAGTATACTGGCAAAGCAGATCGAAAATTAATAAACGATTTAATTTCCCAGATGCTAATATCTACGACAACAAAGGTAATATCGTCGGTGAAACTGAAGGTGGGAAAGGAGATTTTCTATACGGCTTCGACGATGTTGAAATGGCCAGTTATGTAATTATTACTGAAGCAATTTTTGATCAGTACACTTTAGGAGCCCAAGCATTGGCTTCTAGTGGGGCGATATTGACGGAACGACAAATAAAGAAAATAAAAATACTTGGCCCACGGAAAGGAGTGATCCTCGCCCCCGACAACGATATCGCTGGCTTGAAGAGCATTTTGGTAAATGCCAAATTATTGCAGCGGGCAGGATTGAAAGTTTGGTATAGTCTACCAAAACCAATAGAATACACAGACAAGGATGGTAAAACTTGTCATGTTAAAGACTGGAACGAACTATTCACCGCTGCAAAAATGTCGTTGGCAGATATCCGAAAGAGCTTCGACGAAAGAATCAAAAGATTTTCCGTGCAAGAGACAGTCAAAATAAGGAGAATCCTCAGTGAATTGGGAACTCGCAAGTGAAGACAAATACCGCTGCACGTACGTGTCCAATGTGGCGGAAGTAGGATGCATTATCTTGGTTTATAATAACCGTACCGATACCAGTGCCATGCAATTCGTACCGGGAGTCCGCTGGGACAACACCGACCAAAAATTGGTGTCTATCCCAGCGGCTGTCGATAATTTCACCTATACTCCATCCAATCCGCAGCTGGCTAGCTGAGGCTATGCCCAACAGCTTCTTCGACCTTCTGCGTCAGTTCATATAGCGGATCGCTCTTGACAATCCTACGATGAGTTTTGCGCGCCGATTGATTGACCAAGAAGGCTGCATCCCCAGTAAAGAGCAAACTAAAACTGGTGCTGCCGTCATAGGCTTTTTTGGTTTCCATAGCCACCAAGAGGCCCGGCACGCAATCTGGTTCGAACAATCGTGTTTGTTTGATCTTGTGATAAGTAAAATCGCAATCACCGTGTGGTTGTATCTCGACCCACTCCATTTCATGACATTTGTTTTGGGTGCCGACGATGGCGGCTTCTACAGCTAGTTGTTCGAGTTTCGGGCCGTCGATGGATACACCGTTGAGTTTATCGACGTAACCTTTCCGCTTCTTTTCATTGAATTTGGTGTCGAGAAAGGCGGCGGCGTTATAGAAACCTGGGAATGGTTTGTCTTGGGATTGTCCCTTGGTCCCAATGCGGCCCCAACGGACGTGGGCGATGTTGGTTTTTTCATCCACGTATGCTGCCCAGAATTTGTTATGTCCGTCGCCCTGTTGAACTAGAATCTTCTCTTGTTTGTAGTGATCATACCAAGCCATATATAGCTCCTTAAATAGTGAATGTGTTGCTAGTCGGTCGTTTCTAGATCATAGCCAGTCGGTATTTGTTCTACTTTGTTCTTATGGATGAACGAACCTTTTCGCAGAATGATTTTGGGAGTAGTGCGACCATGCCCAGTCCACACTACGCAGGGATGGGGCCGTCTAATATGTGGGATTATTTCTATATTCTTACCAAGTGAGAATCCCCATTTACCTCTTCTCTTGGCTTTATCGTAGAGGCGTTGTCGCTCTTCCTCGGTACACGTGTTGAACTTCTGTGCGTCTTTGGATAGAACTTGTTGCTCGAGAAATTCTGGGTTATTGTCGATCAGGCAGATTGTGAGAGCCAGACGGACAGTGTCCAAGATTAATTCATCCGGGACCTGGATACCTTCAAAAGTGTTGGGATGGGTTCTCAGTGAGTATATTGTTTCTTCTATTGTCCGTTCGTCTAGTGGGAACACTCTAATGGTGTAAACTGGGATACCATCGAGCTTCTCACCGATGTCTAACCCGACTGCTATTCCGCGTTCCCGCTTGTCGGAATTGACATCCCTATTGACTGACTGGAATGACAGGAATGCACATCTCACGTGCAGATCGCCAGAGCACAAAGTATGCGACTCACTTGGTAATCGCAATAGTAAGTGTTGAATTCCTTGGGGTGGTGAGATGACTTCACCAGGGAATGCCAGACTCAATTTGGTTAACATTGGTATGACGCATGGGTATACGTCATAATATGGCTTACCTATTTTATGCCATTCTTTGTCGAATACGAGGTGGCGAAAGCCTATTGGGTTCAAGACGGCTTCCGGTGCCAGGGCTTTGTACATGTCTTCCCTGGTATGGATACCAAGTGTTTGGCCGAAGCCCATTTTGCGTGCTGCACATAAATGGTCCGCGTAGTCATTGAATTTCATAGTAGTTCTTGAAGATATTATATCGAATTCGGACTATCGTCCCCTAGCTTTTCTATTCTCTCGGTCGAAGAATTCGCGTTGGGCACCCATCAGTCTGGCTTCGTCCCACGCCCACAGCAACCCACCAATGGTGGGGCGATTGGCACGTTCTTCCTCTTCCGCTTGTTGTTGTTGGGCGTCTATTTTGACGCGAAGTTTGCAGAGGAAATCGACGGGGTCTTCGCCACTCATGGCGACTTTTTTAGCACTAGCTAATACTCGTCGGCGAAGGTCTGAATCGAGGGAATCTATCCAAATATTCATTTCTGCTTCCGACCACGGGTGTTCATCGGAAGCTTCGATCTTTTCCATGAGGGTCAGATTTTGGGCTTGGGTGGTAGCCGCATTGTTGCGTTCAACTTCTTCCCAGGCATCTAGCCATGCTGTCTTGATTTTTTGCCAGAAGCGTCCCATTGTAATCCTCCCTTTCTACTATACTGTTGCAAGAAGGACCTAATTGTTAAATACGTGGCGGAATAATCCCTCATGCTGCTAGTCCGGTCGAAAATACATATAGTGAGGTATCTATATGGCCGTCGACCCGAATGTATACAATCTGCAAGTATCTTTAGCTTTGGAGACTATGCAGGCTGATCAATCACTAGATCAATTCGGGGAATCTCTATCTGAATTAGAAGACCAGATTAGCAGTTCGGCTCAAAGAGCGTTTGGCTCCATAGAAAAAGTAATATCTAATATGAATGTTGGACTTAAGGATATATCCAGCTATGCGACTATGGGTTTGGATAATATGGAAGCTGAATTGAAGAATATGAAGAAAAGGGCTAAATTCACGGATGATTTGGAAGATTTTCTAAAAGTCGAAGTCACACATTTCGACGAAATGCTGGAACATTTAGACAAGATGATTCGTTTCTTGAAAGAAAAGAATGAATTACACGAATCAGAAGGAGATATGGTTGGCCGAGAATCGGAGCAGATGGAACAATTGGCTGAGAGGTCTAATCGTAATAAGAAAAACGTAAAAGACACAGAAGTTTCATTTAGAGAAATGGCACGCAATGCCCAACGTGTCATCCAAGCTCTGGTTGACTCTGATAAGGCTGCAGAGCGATTCCATACTACGAATTGGCGAGCGTACGGCACACAACAATTGTTGGCCCAAGAAGTGCGTGGGTTGGCAATGGAATATGGTATATTACAATCAGAAGCTGAAGAGGCTATGGTTGTAATGGGCACAATGAAAGTACCGCGAGACCAATTGGTTGCCTACACCAAGGCCGTTGCAGAAGCGGTGCGTTATACTGGAATGTCAACGCAGGCACTTGGGTTATATGGTCGATCATTGCGGCAAGTTTCCATGGATCATGTCGGCTTTGAAAAGCACATGAAAAACATGGCTGCTTTAATGAAAGCCTATAAAGTCGATGCAGAAACACTACACAAAGCTATCCAAACTACATTATCTCCTGCTACCATCGACCGTATGTGGGGTAGTGGTGCGGCAGCTCGATACGACAAAATGAAAGTAGCGTTTGCCGGTCTCACAGAAATGGCTGGTCGCCAAGCAGATGAATTTCTTGATATTGTGAAAGCTTATGAAGATCCAATCAATCAAAAAAGATTGGAAGCTTTTAGCGGCGTTATGATTCGCAATGAAGGAGATATGGCCAAAGCTTTGGATAGCGCTGCTAGTCAAGCGACTGCTATGGTTGAGAAAATGCAGCGGGTGCGAGACGCTGGAGGAGACACCGCCACAGAATTGCAGATCTTGAACTCAATGGCTAAGAGTTTTGGGCTTCCAGGTGGCGCTCAAAGTTTGGAAACATTGGTTGCTCTACAAAAAGAGGCGAAAAAATTCGGTTCCGGCCTAGGCGATTTGACTAATATAGTCGATAAGTATAATGAAATGATGGCGGACCCGACATCAGAGGCCAATCGAACATTAGCCAGACAATGGGATCTTTTGTGGACTAAGATCCAATCCGGCATCCATTATGCGTGGCAGCCGCTCCGAGATGCTATGATGGAAGTATTGCTTGTGGTAAACACAGGCTTGATAAAACTTGGTCAATGGATCAAGGAATTTTCGGCGTGGTGGGCTGACATCGAGAAAACGAGTGCATTCTGGGGTCCGGTGCTCAAAGGAATCAGAACGCTATACGGGTATTTAGGCGTGCTTGGTTTGGCGTTTTTGGCGGTCGGCGGTGCTATTGCTGGTTTTTCCATAGTAACTGGCGGGTTGGTCAAAGTTTTCCAAGGTGC